GTAGCTAAATCTGCTGCAGCTTGGGAAAGTTGTTGATTTAATTGGTCACCGGCTTTAGCATCTGCTATATATGAATCAAGAGAGAAAAATTGTTCTTTTAGGTAATTAAACCCAGACATAAATTTGTTCTTAAGATCCCCAAGGAATCCTGTAACTACATTACCTCCAATAAGTTTAAATGCTGTTTTAAATGTTCCTATTAAAATTCCAGCTAAACCTAATGCTTTAAGTTCAGAGGCCATGCCTTTAAAAGTACCACCAATACCCTTACCTAATATTTTGAATGAGTCTACTACTTTAGTAGTTAATGAATTAGCTTTATTAGAAGCAACTTCAGCTTCTGAGGCGTTTTGGGTAGCAACGTTAGCAGTTTTTAATCTTTCATTATATTCATCTTGTGCAGCTTGAATTGAAGCAGCGCTTCCATTTGCTTTTGCATCAGCCAAACTTTGTTCTGCTGCTTTTAGTGCTTCTAATGCTGCAAATTCTTCTTGTTTAGCTAATGCTGCTGCTCCTCTAGCTTCTTGTCTTCCTTTTACTAACTCAGCAGCATATTCTTCGGCGGCTTTTTTACCTTCGTCTAAACCTACAGTAATAATTTGATTATCTAAACCCATTTTCTTAAGAATACCTTCAGCAGCACCTAAAGATAAATTCCACATAGTTTGGGCATGTACTATTTCACGTACTCTTTTTTTCTCTTCTTTAAGATAATCTAATCCTGCTCTAGAATTGTCTACAGCTTTTTTACCTTCAAGATAAAGTTGTTGTTCAGCATCTAGTAAATTTTTAGATTCATCTAAATGATCACGTTGTAAATCTAAACGATATTGACTATCAGCTAATGCTTTAGCTCCAACATCCGCTCCTTCTCTTGCTATATTTCTTTCTTCTTCAGCAGCTTTTACTGCTTCTTGACGAATTTTATATCCTTTTTCAATTTCATTATATGCATCTTCAGCTTGGGATAAACTATCACGAGATACATTAACCATTTGTTTGGCTTGTTCTGTAGCCCTTTTATTTTGATTATATATTTGTTGTTTTGCTGAAAGTTCATCCTCAGCAGCCTTGATAGCATTGTCGTTTCCACTGGCTTTAGCAGCATTCAAAACCTTTTCAGCCTCTGTTAAAGCTTGTTGAGCTATATCTTGTTGACCTAATGCTGCATTATATGCATTTTGTTTATTCGCTAAATCATCTTTTGCCGCCGCCTCTGCTTGTACTTTAACATTTAGACCTTCCTGGAAGTTTATTAAGTCCTGGCCAGTGCCTATGAATTTTTGGTTAAAGTTATCTTTTTGTCTTAAAACTTCTATATGATTTCGGTCTTTTTCAATTATTTCTTCACTGGCTTTGAGTTGTGCGGAAGTTGCAGAACTTCTTTGGGCAGCTAATTGTTGTTCGTTTTTATATACTTGTTCTTCTAATTTTAAGTATTCATTAGCTTGAACTAATCTATCTGCTCCTAATTTATTGCCTATTACTCTTACGTCTTTTAATAAACGAGCATGTAATTCTGTAGCTTTATTTGTATCTCTTATAGCTTTACCAGCATCTGTATAAGGGGTTGCAAAATCTTTAGTTAAATTATTAATTTTAGTAACGCTACTAATTAAATCTTTATCAGCTTGGGATGCTTTTCCTTTTTCTTTAACAACATCTTTTAATGTATCTACTAATTGAGAAGAGCGTGTAGTAAGAACAGACACAAATTCAGAAGATTCCCTTATACCAGCTTGGTAGTCTGCTAATAACTCATTACTGTTTCTTTGTAGGTCGTTAAATCTTGACTGATTATTAATCTGTTCTTCAGAAGCCATGCAGTGTTGTTTTTTATATAAATATTAAGAGGCACCGCCTTTGCGGTGCCTCCCTTTATACGCGCTGCCCGGGTTTTATGTCAGGGGGTGGTTTAGTGAAGTCAATTTGTCGAGTTGTGCCTCCTGCAGTTTGTTGGGCAGCACCTTGGGTTGCTTCGTTTTGTTCCTTGACATGTTGCGCTATTCTATTGTATGTAAAGCGCCTTAGCCAAATAGGCATGTTATATATTGTCTCCCAATCGAAACCGCCATTACCATGATATACTATATCATGTATCATAGCAAACATGCTTATCCTATACTCAGGCGTCAGGCCAAAAAAACGTAACCCCGATAGGAATTTTAACACTTTCTTGAGTATCACCCCCATCTTCAGGGTAAAAATCAAATGTTAAATCCATATCGGGTTGAATCTCCTTAATATATTCTCTTAATGCTCTTGAATCACGAGCTAAAAGATAGTTATCTACAAACTCTCTAACTGTTTTACGGTTATCATCTCCACCTACTGAAAGAATCATTTGTTTTAATCTCATAGATAGTTCTGGAGAGGCTAATTTGTTGATCTTTTTAGCACCTTTAATTTCAGCTTCAATAGCTTTTTCATCCTTATTGTTTAGAATTTTAAAGGTAATTTGAGTTTCAGTATGAGGTAAGGTATAACTAAACTCATTAGTGTTAGGTTCTACCAAATGTTCTTCATTAATCCATTTAGGTTCAATTTCAGATAAATCAACTGTAACTTCTTGTCCTTCGTATTCAAAGGTATAATCTTTACCATAACCTAAAATACGAGAGGCAACCATTATAGCGTTTTTATCGCCCACTACAAGGTCATCATAATTGATTTTTGATACAATCAACGACTGCATCAACTTATCAAGAACAACGCCTTGTCTAATGTAATTTTGGTTAGTTAAAATATCCTCTTCTTTAGCAGTCATGTACTTCATTTCGATTTTGCCAGATGACAGAGGATTGTCTTTAGGGTAAAGTAAACCTTTCGAAGGCAACTCTACAATTTCCGTAGGAAACTTAAATTTTTTTTCTTCACTCATTATAAATAACTTTTATGTTTGATATAAATATATCGAAAAATAAAAAGAGCGCACTTTCGTGCGCTCCTTTTTGGATTTTGCCAGATCGATTAGTAATTTAATACGCAGTAATCTGGAGCAAGGGTCATTGTGATATTTTGAGCAGCGTTTTCGTTGTCCCAGTTGTAGTCACCGAAGTTAGCATCTACAATAAAGCATCCTTTTAATACCCACTCAGAAACGATATCACCAACAGGACCTAAGATGTTTAATGTTACGTCCTTCTTGTAGAAGTCAGAGTAACCATCTCTACCTGTTACTGATTCGTGGTGTAATCTTACCCATTCCATAATGGTTTGTGTTCCAGAAGGTGAGATTGGATCATGAAGGGTTAACTGTACGTTACCCCAAGTGGTCTTACCTTTTACTTTTCTGTATACGTTAATGTGGTTAAGAGTTACTTCTCCTTGTGTTAATGAAATTGCCCCTACACCCTTGATAAAGTACGAAGGTACACCATCAACAAGCATGAGGAATCTATTCTGCTGTTTGGGTTCAAACGCTGTAAAAAATATTTCGTTTGGATCTAATATCGCCATGATTATTATTTTTAATGTTAGTTATAAATTTAAAACCCTTGTTTGGGGTTATCTATAAATATTTAAAAAAAAAAGAGGTTGGATAAAATCCAACCCCTTTCTTTATTTTTGTAAAAAATTTATTATGCTGGGAATTCAGCTCCTGTTGGAAGGAGATTGAAGTCAAGTACAATAAATTCTGCGGTTTTAACTGGTTGTAGGTAAATAGCACCTCTTAACTCCTGTCTATCGATTACATCAGGACCGTTATTTGAGTCATCCATTACTACCTTAAACGCATACAAACCTTGGTTTTGTTGAACGCTTTCTAAGTAAGGATTAACAACACTCAAGAAGCTATTTCTAGTTTGGAGTGAGTTAGGTTCAAAAACAAGGTTTTGAGAAACGTTACCAATAAAGTTTTTAAGAGTAATCAACAATCTTCTAACATTTACTCTATCAAGTGCAGTTGATAAAGATTGTAATGTTTTCTGACCATAAACTACAACACCTGTACCTGGGAAGGTAGCGATTGGGTTAATCTTAGCGTTGTATAAAGTATCTCTTAAGCCACGTGGCAATGTTTTTTCAGGAGCTACTACGTTAGGCATAGTACCTCTAGTGAAACCTGCAGGAGCAAACCAAGCTTCAGATGTGTTATCATTATAAACATAAACTGAAGGGATTACTGTTGATGCAGGAACCCATACATTAGCACCTGTGTCTTCTTCATTAACTAATAACCAAGGCCAATATGCTGCTGCATAGTTAGTATTCAAGTTGTTTGCTTGAGTAACGGTTGAAGCAACAGTTGAACCATATCCTACTAAGTCAATAGGTAAGATACTATCACCTCTAGTAGTAGTATTAGTGATAATATTATCAAGTTCAGTAGAGTGAGAAGAGAAAGCATAAACTAATCCAGGAACACTAAGTACATTATAATTATACTGATCTTTGTTCTTTAATAATTGGATTGAAGCACTATAATCATTAGCAATCAAACCTTGAGAGTTTGTATTAGAGATATCTTTATAGAAGTTAGTAACTCCTGTACCTCCACCAGCAATTAATTCACCTACAGCATTTCCAAATGATCCACTTTGAGCAGCTGGGAGGGATGCAGTCCATTGGTTTTTTGCATTTCCTGCTCCATCTAGGTAATCTGGGGTTGGGTTATTAACTGTTTTTACAATTACATACTTAGATTTGTTAGGATATTCACCTGTTACAGAAACAAATGAATCTTCACCTTCTGTACCAATGCTAAATGTTTGGTTACCAATTACTTTAGCAATGTAATCATCTCGTTTAGGATCAAGGGAAACACCTCTCCAAGATTCAAGAATAGTTTTGTCAGCTTGTCTATCGTTACCTTGTCTAATATTAAGGGTGAAGATACCTGATCCTGTATCTACGTTGGTGATTTCCCATCTTAGGTTATCTGCTGATCCTGAATCAAGTGCTCCTCCTGCTAAGAGGGAACTAGTGCTGTTTTGGTTTGCACCTTCAGAAAGGGTTTGAAGGACGAATACTTGAGAAGGTGAATGTCCTGAGTATATACCTGTTCCACTTCCAGTAATAACGTTTGAGGATGTAGCGGCTGTAAATGAATTAGATCCACTAGCTACTCTTGTTACTAATAAGTTAGAACCTCCTTGCTTAAAGTAGTTTTGAGCTGAGATTGAGGTAAAATAAGAGTATTGAACACCACCACTTACTAATGTGCTACCAAATTTAGTTTTGAAGTCACTATAAGTAGTTACAGTTGTAGGAATACCTATAGGTCCTTTGACTGTGGGACCTACAATAGCTGCACCTATAGGAGCTGCAGCTGCTTCGAGTGTTATAGGAACATTTTCGTTCTGGAACACTCCTGGGGAGATTATTTGTTCTGCCATGTTAAAATTCGAATTTTTAAAGTTAAAGTATTGTTAAACAATTGTCTTACCGATAAATATGCAAAAAGGGTTCAAAACATTTTTTATGATTGAAAAATTCCTTGGTCTACATTTATAGTACCATTCCCATATTTTTGAGATAATTGATTAGCGATTTTTATTTCTTTAGTTTTGTAACTTTCTAGTTGTTCAACTAATTTTTCTTTTTGAAGTTCTAAGCTTTGAATTTGAAATTCTAGTTCGCCAAAATCATTTATTAACTTTTCTTGAGTTTCTTGTATAGTTTTGATTTCTTGAATTTCTTCAGAAGTAAGTTTTTGTTCGGCCATTTTTAATCTAGATTTGTATTAACATTTTCAATAAATTTATTTCCTCTATCTCTAGTTAAATTTTCAACTGTTTCTTGTCCCATAATAATTTTAGAATCACTTGAAAATTTCTTAAGAGCAGTAAGATCTTTTTGGATAACGTTTGGTATAATATAACCATTTAATTTAATATCAAAATTACCTTTAACAGTACGTTCTTGTCCTACGTTTAATTCAGTAATAGTTTGATATCCATTAATCATAGCTCTAAATTTAAAACGTTGAGGATCTCCCCAATAAGTATCAGCAGCATAATTTATAGATTCTATAACTTGGTTTAATTGTTCCATGTAATAGGTATAAATTACACATGAATATGTAAAAGTAACAAAATCAGGAATTACAATTGCTTGATAAGTTTTAATAGGTTTAGCCCCATTTAATACACTTAAATTATTATAATGATTTTGTTTTGAATATGATTGTTGAAAAACTGCATAATTTTGGGGAAAGTTAGCATCAACTTTATTAGTAATTCCTCTATTCCTATCTATATTTGTTCGCTTATACATAATAAGCGGAGCCATAATTTTACCTTTTTTATCTCTGTAGTATCCATCTTTTTGAACAGATTTCCATCTTTCAGGAGAGCCATATATAGTAGGTACTGCTATTCTGTTCCCATTTTGAACTACACTAGGACGAATAACATTATCAAAGTAGTATTTAATAGCTTCATCTAAATCTTTAATACCAATAGTAAAGGGCTTCCAGGTATCTTCTTTTTGGGAAATTCTAGAAGCTCTACCAGGATCAACTACTTGATTATTAGCACGAGCATCAGCTAATGTAGTAGCATATTTGGTAACATTGTTAGGATTATTACCTTCAATATAGGGTTCTTGTAATCCTTTAGAGATTTCT